AAAGAAGACCTCTACTCCAACGCCCTTATGCTTATGGAGACTGGACGCCTAGAGATAATAAGCGACCTTAAAATGCTAAAAAGCTTAAAAGGGATTACTTTTGAGTATGGCTCAGAGCAAAAAAGCAACAGCAGAAACGTCAAAATTTTTGGCGTTTACTCACATTTAGCCGAAGCTATGGTAAGAGCTTGCTGGTGCATAAAAGAAAGAGGTCTTGCATTATATATGTACTAGACCCTATATATTTATATACTACTACTACTACCCATATATAGAGGAAGTTAAACCTCGACGAGGGAAAAAAAATGGATATAAGCATACAAGAAATAAAAAACATAGAAACAAGAAAAATAAGAAAACAAAATATGGCATACGATTCTTTTGTGAGGAAAGTAATAATTCACACACAAAGAGGGGAAAAGGTTGTCTTAACATTATTTAGTGAAGAATATGAAAACCTAAAATTAAATTTTAAGGAGACTGATTAAAATGTCAGAAATATATGCAAGAGATTTAAACCCAAGAATAGCAAACGATTCTTTTATGGGAAAAGGATTCGAAAAACTTTTAGCTAAAGCTGAAAAAGAAGATAAAGAGCTTATTATTGGCGAATTTTACGCTAATAAAGATTGGCGGCTAGAATGAGAATCAAATGCCACAGGTGCGAGTATGAATGGGACACGAAGTCTTTAAAAAACTTCGTTACTTGTCCTTCTTGCTTAACGAAGGTCAAAATACCAAAGATTTAAATAATTCAACACTATATAAAGATATACTATGACACATACAGGAATATACGTACCAACATTATTGGAATTTCAATACAAATGCGGAGCAAACGTCTCTGCTACTTCAAAAGCAGAAGCTTATGCTAATTCATACATAGCACAAGCTGAAAACCTTATAAACTGTACTGCTAGAAAAGTTTTCGCGGCTGATACTGCTGCATTTACAGCACTACCAGCAACTACAAAATACCTACTTACAGAAGCAGCTTCAAATCTTGCTGCAATCTATGCTATACAATACGATATGAGTGGATTCACTAGCAGAGTAGAGGCTGAAGATATGATAAATATACTAAGAGATGGAGCTTTAAGAGCATTATCTATACTAAGAGATAAAAAGACCCAATCTTTTTTAAGTGAAGGTGGCGGAAATTAAATGGCACATAATTACAAGGATTATCCGGAACTTACAAACAAGCAAATGGAAACCGAACAGTTTTCAAGCCCGCATATCCAAATTACTGAAGACTTTGAAGCGGAAGTTATTAAAGTTACTGATGGAGATACAATCACGCTTAACACAACTTTTAGAGATTTTAACTTCCCGTTAAGATTCCTAAATATCGACGCACCCGAATTAAATGAAGGTGGAGAAACAGCTAGAGAATGGCTAAAAGAACAAATCGAAGGTCAAAAAATTCAAGTTATAATAGATAGACAAAACAGAGTAGGAAAATACGGCAGACTTCTAGGCAAAGTCATATCTAGAGGTCTAGATATGGGAGAAGCTATGCTACGCTTGGGGCTTGTCAAGGCTTTTGGAAAAAAAGACGAAAATAAAATACCACCTATGGAAAAAATCTTTAAGGTGCAAATATGAGTAACTTAAACTTCGGAATATTCGGACAAACAAATAACCTTTTTAGAAGTAATGCTAAATTTATAACAGTACCTACTACTGCTTGGAAAGCTACAAACTGGGATAAAGACGTTGATATTCACGAAACTAGAGTAATAGCAAGAGCCGATAATGCGACCCTCGTTGCTCCAGTATATCTACCCGACGGCGTAACAGTTACAAGCTACATTCTTTATGGAAGTAATGGAGCAAAAGAATATTCTATGTACCAAAGTCAAATAACTAACGGCACTACTGTAGGAATGGGACAAACAAATTTAAATTCAGCAATCACAACAGTATCAAATGCTGTAATAGATAATAGCAAATATTACTATTCAATAAAGGCAATAGACGTAGATACAAATGAAGAAATCTACGGAGCTCAAGTATTCTTTACTGAAACGAGGGAAGACTAATGGCAGAAACAGACATATCAAGCTCAGTAGCTTCAGGCTTAACAAGCACTATGGTAGATTATTCAGTTCAATCTATGAATACAGATGGAGCAACTGGAAACGGAGAAACAACTTATCAGAATTCTAACTGGTCTAAATGGCTAGGTTACTATAAAGCAATACCCGAACTAAGAATAGCAGTCGATACTAAAGCTAACTGGGTTATGGGAAACGGATTCGAATCTGATGAATTTACAAAATTACTTCTAAGCACAATAAAAGGAAACGGAAAAGATTCTTTTAATTCAATCCTTGAAAATATGGAAAGAACCTCATATATTGGGGAAGACGCATACTGCGAAATCATAAGAGATGAAAAAGGAACTCTTGCAAATTTAAAACCACTAGACCCTAGCACAATTGTTGTAGTACAAAACGAAAAAGGAAGAATCATAAGATACGAACAAACATCAAAAGTAAAAGGAGCTAAAAATAAAACATTCAAAACTGATGAAATATTTGTTTTGAGCCATAATAGGCTAGCTGATGAAATGCACGGAATAAGTATTATACCAGCACTTCAAAATGTTATAGACGCTAGAAACGAAGCTATGACAGATTGGAAAAGAGTACTACATAGAAATGTAGAACCTTTATGGATATATCACCTTGATACAGATGACACTTCAGAAATTGCAGCATTTAAAACAAAAAATGACGCAGCAAAAGTAAATGGCGAAAATATGTATATTCCTAAAGGTGTTGTAGTACCCGAACTAGTATCAACAGCTACAAATGCTTCTTTAAATCCTTTGAGCTGGATAGAACAATTAAACGACTATTTTTTCCAAGCTGTAGGCGTACCACAAATAATCGTAGGAAATGCTAAAAGCTTTACAGACGCAAGTGGAAAAATAGTATATCTTGCATTCGAACAAAGAATAAAAGGAAGACAAAAATATGTAGAAGAACAAATTCTAGGACAATTAAATCTCCAAATAGAATTAACATTTCCAGCTAGCTTAGATAACGAAGCAATAAGCGATAAACCAAGAATGGAACTAGAAGAAGAACCACTCGAACAACCTCAACCAAATGACACTAAATCAGAAATGGAAGGCAAAACATAATGGTAAAAACTGGAAGAAAAACCGCTATAAGTAGGGCTAAAAAAGAAGAAGAAAAAAGAGCACAAAACCAACCTACACCAGTACTAAAAGCTCAACCTAGACCGGGCTCAATAGGGGAACACGTAGCACAAGGTGGAAAACTACCCGGACAAGAAGGATTCGACGCAACCACAATAGAAAAAAAACTTACTTCCTCGCAGGCGGGCGGTTCAATTTCTAGCACCACTATACCCTCTCCGCCCGCCACTCAACCTCAAGGCTTTAATTCAAAACAATTCGGAAAAGATATTACTCCGACATTATCAACAACAGGACAATTAGACTTAACAAGAGTAAAAGAACTAATGCAAACAAAAGATTTAAAACAATTTATTATAGACGAAGCTAAAGCCGGACTATTCCAACTAGGAATAGGTGCAGCAGTCGCTGGTGGAATAGGAACACTAGCAACATTCGGAACTGGGGCAGCAGTAGCCGGAACAACAACAGCAGTAAATACAGCTACAGCAACTTCAGCAACAACAATAGTAACTGGAGCACTATCCGGAAAAACACTTTTAGCAGCAGGCGGTGCATTAGCTGGAGCAGCTTCGGCTATGTTTTTAGGGCAGTGGTCTCAAGCAGAAGCACCAGAACCAATTAGCATAGTAATGAGAGATATATTAAGACAAGCTCAAGCAACAGGAGATTATACTTTATATGATGAAGCAGCAGAAGCAAGAGACGAAATTCTAGATTTAGACGTATGGGAAAAAATCACTATGTGGTCGCCATTTTCTCCAGCCATCGGAATTCCTAATAAAATAAAAGGAGCTAAAGCAGCAGCCATCTTAATGGATAAGCTAGCTCAAGACCAACAAATACAAAGAGAAACAGGAGAATCAAACGACCAAAAATGGGAAAGAATTAGAAACGAACAATCACAACAAGAACAAACAAACATAGACTACTATAATCAACAAAGGCAAATTATGATTAATTTTGAAAGAGAAGCTGCAAAAAATGCTAGAGACGCAGACGCTCGTTTTTGGGCTAAAGAAAGAGAAAAACAAAGAAAATTAGAAGCAGAAGACAGAGAAGCAATTGCTGAATTTTGGCAAAAATATAGAATAGAAGCAGCTAAAGCGGCAGAAGATAACAGACCAAGTAAATTAAATTTCGGGATAATATGATTACAGAAGAAATAGTACAAATAATAAGCACCGTCGGATTTCCTATAGTCTTGTGTTTATTTTATGTTTTCGATATGAAAAAAGTTATTAAATCTAATACAGAAGTATTATATTTAATTAAAGACAAACTAAAAAAGTAGAGGGAAGAAATATGGAAGAAGAAAAAAAAGAAGAACAAACGCCAGTAGAAGAAACTACAGCAATTGAAAACGCAGCTAAAACTATGGTAGATAAAGCAAACGAAGCAGCTGAAAGATTAGAAGCAGCAAACGAAGCACACGAAAAACTAGTCAAAAGAGAAGAAGCTGCAAAAGTTCAAGCACGTCTAGGCGGTAAAACTGAAGCCGGAGAAAAACAAGAAGAATCTGCAGTCGCATATAAAGACAGAGTGATGGCAAATGAAGAAGGAGAATAGACAACCTA